TCAGCAGTTGTTACTGCATTTTTGATTGCTGTTTCAAATGCTGCTCTTGCGTTTACTAAGCTCATTAGAAAATAACGTCAACTCTGAATAGATATTCCTGACCGCCACGCAAAGTTCTTACATCTGTAATCTTTGCAACTCTGGTCGATCCAGAAAATGTAAGAGTAACCTCATCTGATAGTAGCGGTTGGCTGTCTCCTATAAGATCAGGTGTTATAAAAATTCTAGCTACGTTTTCCTGGAATCCTGTTTCCTCTGTGGATTGTATAAACTCTACGGGAACTTTTATTGTGTAGCTGGTGTCACTTGTAGTTACTGCACCAGTAGATGTGTTGTATGACGTAGATAGTTTCCTAGTGTAGATAATTGTTGTGTCTAGTGAGTCTCCTAGTTGAGACACCACCTGTTTGGCTACGTTTTTCAGTAGTGAGTCTAGTTGTCCTGCCATTATCCTCTAACCACTCGTAGTTGGAAACTGCCAGCACCGCCTAGGACATAAGCACCTAAGTAACTTTGTAACCACGGATATACGTCAAATACATTATTAACAGAACCAGTGCCTTGGCTTTTAGTATTATATTTAACCTGTATATCTCCTAGTTTTACTTCTTCAAAGTTACCATCAGTTCCAGTACTACCAGTAATTGCATCAGTATCATTTGCCAAAGCATTAGCTAATTCAAACTGTGCATATTTAATATTCTGTGGAATTAAAGTACAAGCCAGTTCAACTCCATCAACTTGATAGTTAGTTCGTGGAAACTTCAATGCTTGGTCATCATCACATCTATCTCCGTAATAAACCAATGTATCAATCCATCTTGTAGCCGATATTAATGCTCTGTTTTTATTATCATCTGATTTGTTATCCCAATTCGTAGAACTAGGAACAGTTTCAAAGTATGTATTAGCTTCAGCTAATGTGACATAGCTATTAGCATTTGCTCCTTTTATTGTTGCGTCTATAGTAGCTGCCACGATTTTTTAGTAATTTATCTGTATTGTAGCGTAAAGAAAAAACCCCACCAATATTTGATGAGGTTTGATGACCACAATTTAATGTTATCTATTAAAGAGTTGTATTATCAAGTGGTGTGTTAACTGTTAACTGAACAATAGGAATTAAATCAGCATCGTATGTTAATGCCCACTTAGCTTTTGCTCCTAAGTTAGAGTTTGTTGGGTTATCAGAAGCATCATTCCACTTAGTACCCATGATGTGATAAGTACTGTGATAATCAACTGAGATAACATCCTGTTTAGAAAGTACGTTTCTTTCTGCTTCAATAGCCAAGTCTTGCTGAACACCCTCAAGGATTGTTCCAGACTTAATTAAGTAGCAGTAGAACTCCTTAATGTGTCCACTTGAACCAGGAACTACAGAGTTAACTGAAGAGTCAACAACTACATTCATACCAGCGAATTGGCCTACTGATGTATCAGTAACACCAACACCACCGCCACCCCATTGGATGCCAGTTCCAGTTGATAATGCAGAAGTAGAGAAAGTTAACATACCAACCTGATATAGGTAGTAAGCAACAGATGGATGAACAACTAGAGTATCTAGCTCTTCGCCTCTTTCTCCAAGAAGTGATCTTCCTCTAGCAACTGTAGCTGCTGTTAGATAATTAGCTTCAGCAGCACCAGAAGATGCAGCAACCGCTAAATCAAGAGCATTAGCTGATAAAGCAGTACCAAATAAACCATGAAGTTGATAGAACAAACGTGTTGAATTTAGTTTGTTAATTGCATCTGCAAGCTGATCTCTGATATGACCCATTG